CTGCGGTTCGTGTGCACCTGGCAAGTCGTGTAAGTGGGTTTACCACTACTATCCTATTCCTGGAGTTCCTTTCAAGAATGGGGAGTCTGACCCTCTGCCTACCGATTGGGCAACAGCCCTCCGGTTGCAGGTTAAAGGTCAGTACACTAACCTTGCTTCAGACGTCGCTGAATACCGTGAAACTGCGGATCTTTTCAAGAACGCAGCTCGTGGTATCAGCAATGCCTGGAAGGCGGCACGTAAGCAGTACTACAGGAATGTCCGAATTGAGGATGTCCCTGCAGTTGTTCTTGGATACGACTTTGGGGTGAAACCCTTAGTAGACACCGTTATGGAGTCTGTGGACAGACTTAATCCAGTCCTTAACAACCCTCCACCCATACGCCACTATGTGAGGCGTGTTAACTCAAAGGAGTTTAGCACGTCCGTATATGGCAACTGGGAATGGGCTTGGGGAGAGCAGGTAGATACGGCTCGTATCTACGTGCGACATTTAAATTACCACAAGGGCTTCACTTTCGGCAACCCTGCCGAGTGGGCCTTGGAAGCGTTACGCTTCTCCTATATTGTGGATTATGCAATAAATGTCGGTGACACCTTATCTGCACTAGACGCCCTTGCGGGTGTCGACGTGTTAACTGGCTGGCATACCGTGCGTAGACGCTCCTTTTCTTTAGGAGATTATACTCACATGGGACAGAATGTGGAAGGTAAAGGACGTAGTACCTACCGGTACTACTCCCGCTCCGTCCTCACTACTGTGCCTCTGCCGAACCAGCTCTTCTGGCAGCCTTCTGGCAGCTGGAAGAAACTTAGAGACGGTGTCGCCCTCCTATGGGCTGTTCGTAGCAGATGATGATCATCTGTCTTTCCATCATCCAATGCAAAGGTGATTCCTATGCCAACTGCAACAACTGTCACTTTGGCAGATGCTACCCCGACGAACCATGACTTCCTCCCGCAATCCGTGAATAACGGTATCTGCGTGATGAAGAACCACGAGGCGACCACTTCGGCCGGCGAGTGGACTTTGGTTCTGTCGCTCAACCCTCACTCCATCAATCGTCCTACGGACAAGGTGGAAATGCGGTTGACCGTCCCCACGGAACACTTGGTCGACGATGTCACGAAAGTGGCATATGCGGCTAAGTGTATCGTTACGGTGTTCCTACCGGAACAGATGACCCAGGCGGAGCGCAACGATTTTGCTGCGCTCACGAAAAATATGTTGGCGAACGCCGACATCCTGGACTACATCGAAGAGCTTGATCCTTTCCATTGATCAGCTCGTTCCGATATGAACCCCGGAAAGGAGGGTAAAACGCCATGTCCACCTTTAGTCCATCTAGGGCGAAGGTTCTTCCAAGCACTGAGCTGGAAGTGGAGGTTACTCGCCGTCTATGTCGTGCTCTTGGTACTCCCAGGGCTCTTCATGTGTACGATCTCATCCATCACCAGGAATGGCTACAGTTGGCAGAGCTGTCCTTGGATCCAAGCAAGTACTCGGATCCTGGAAGCTTTGCTGACGACTGGCTATTAACGGAGATATTGAGAAAGTCACCGAATCTGCCCACAGGAATAGACAGAGCAAAGGCGGCGTTAGACTCATTCCTGGAGTCTGAACAGCGTTGCAAAGAGACCAATCTGCGTCTCAGGGGGGTCATGAACCCCTTTGGGATAAGGACTGAGATCGCAAAGATCTTAGGCGGCCTAAGCCTCACGAAGCTTCGTGCTATCGAGAGGAACTTCGGCTTTGGTCCCGGAGCAACGACCGGAGTAACCGGGATGGGTAGCGTCCCATCTAAGAAATTTGATGCAGACATGCATCTGACCGAGGACTTATATCCCTTCTACAGAAGTATTTTGGGGGACGCTTGGTGGGAACACCAACCTAACCCGAAAATAGTAGAGGGCGATAAGTTCACGACCGTTCCTAAGACAGCACTGACCGACCGCGGTATCTGCATCCCTCCCACACTGAACATCTTTGTTCAGAAAGGGATAGGTGCGGTGATCCGCAAAAGGTTAAAACTGTCTGGGCTTGATCTCGACACTCAGGAGTGGAATCAGTATCTCGCGTCGAAGGCTCAGGAGATGGAGCTTTGCACCATCGACCTTAGCGCGGCGTCAGACACTGTCTCACTTGAGACTGTGAAATCTTGCCTTCCCGATAGG